ATAAACAAACAATTAGTAGCACAAGGTAAACCACCCGTTGATTTTACAAATCAAGAATTAAATTTTGGTGATAAATTTGAGGCATTACAAAAAAAAGCAGCACAAGCAGAATTTAATAAAAATATTCGTTCTCTTGAACAAAGTTTAAAGTTAGAAAAAGATAGATTAAATATTAGTTCTGAACAATTTACACTAAAACAAGAAGAGTTTAAATTAAGTAATTTAAATAAAGATTTAGAACTTTTAAGAGGAGAACTAGGAAAAGATAATAATCTTGAAATTCAAAGACAAGTAGATGGTTTGCAAGCTCAAGTAGATTTACAACAACAAATTGTTAATAACGCAAAAGCATTAGCAGATCCGTTTAGAGAATTATCAAATATTATTGCTCAAGATATAGGTAATGGAATTAAAGGTTTAATAAAGGGCACAGAAACTTTAAATAATGTATTAAAAAATGTATTAAATAAATTAGCTGATGCTTTCTTAAATAAAGCTATTTTTGGAAACGTAGGAGGTCAGTTTCAAAGAGGAGGAGCAGGTGGGTTACTAGGTTCAGTTTTTGGATTATTTAGTGGTTCAGGTAATAACATAATGGGTGGTCCTAAAGGTGGTTATTTTGACTCAGTAACAGGAAAAGGTATAGCAGGTCCAAACTTTGGACTAGCAGATGGAGGTATAGCAAAAGCTGGTCGAACTCATTTAGTTGGAGAACGTGGGCCAGAACTATTTACACCTGGAGTCTCAGGAATGATTACCCCTAATCATGCTCTTGGTGGTTCTACAAATGTAGTCGTAAACGTAGATGCTTCTGGTTCTTCTGTTGAAGGTGATGAACAAAGTGCTAACGAATTTGGTGAACAGATTGCAGCAGCAGTTCAAGCTGTAATAATTAATGAAAAAAGAGTTGGAGGTTTATTAAGCTAATGGCAGCCTTTCCTATAGCTAACCCAAAATATAATTACACAATTTCAAGACAGCCAGTCGTTAATGTTGTAAGTTTTGGAGATGGTTTTGAGCAAAGATTAACAGAAGGTTTAAATCAAAATCCTATAACTTTAAATCTTAAGTTTGATTTATCTCAAACAGATTCTACAACTGCAATTAATTTTCTTAATGCAAGAATTACAGATGGTGCATCATTTACTTTTCTTGTACCAAATGAAAATGTAACAAAAAACTTTGTTTGTCAAAGTTATCCTATTTCTGTTCCATATAAAAATAGAGTTACATTAACTTGTTCATTCAGAGAAGTATTTGAAGCATAATGGCAATACCTTTTGTTGAGTTAAATAAAATTAATCCAAGTTCTGTTATTGAATTGTTTGAACTTGAACTGACTGTTGGTTTACACGTACCTGATCCTAATGTTAATAATTTAGATACTGTATTTAGATTTCATGCTGGTGCGAATTTGAATAACTTTGGACAGGTAGTATTTAATGGCAACAGCTATCAGCGAGTGGCGGTAAAAGTTGAAGGTTTTGAAGATACAAGTAAAGGAGCTATTCCCAGACCTACTCTTACCTTTAGTAATTTAGGTGGTATTACAAAAGATACAACAGTTATGACTATGACTGATTTTTTAAATATTGTTAATAAGGTTACTCCAGGAAATGATCTTCTTAATGCAAAGGTGACAAGATTAATGCCTTTAGCATCAGCATTAGATAACGCTAATTTTGTGGGTGATAATCCTTTTGGAACTCCCAGCACAGATAGATTACAGGATAGAATTTATTTTATCG